ATCACATGCTCAAGAGCAAAACGCTTGTCGATACCTATAAACTTACTGGCAATACCATCGGTTGTCCAGCCATAACGAATACCATCACCTGTGGTGTTGATGGGAGTTAGACTTGTACCAATGCCAGCAATGTTGCCCATCAACGGCAAATTACCATAACCAGCATTCACAAGGATCAACTGAAGTGCTTCAGCTTCTTGGCTAATTGCTGTGGTCATCATGTACGGTTGAGCAAACTTCATGCGGAAGGACAACCAACCCTTGAGCGACAGTTCACCAGCCGTAGCATCTGTATCCAACGTCAGCAAATTGTACTCAGTTGCAGCAGTGTTGGCATTGCCATCACCATTGACAATCACGTCAATTGCAGCAGCAACCTTGTCCACTTCACTCTGAAGTGCAACCCAACGAATCCACCAAGCAAGCTTATCTACACGAGTACGGCGCAACTGTTCGTAAGAAGCACGAATGCCACGACCATACTTACGCAGACGAATCGAACGCTCTGAAGTAGCCAGAGTAGCCATCGGAATTTCAGCCGATTCACCAACACGGAACTTGTGCAACTGGTCTGCATCATAGGTCATATATAGACCACGGTAATCCTCACCAGTAATAGGTGTGGTCGTCGCTACAAGTTCGCTCAACGGAATAGCTGGCTCAAACTGTGCATTCCAGAATGGGCCAACATCGGTGTAGGGCTTCTCCCAACCACCAATAGCAGTGTCACTGCTCAAAAGAATAGCACGCTTCTGGGCAGGACTAGCGAACGAAACACTGCGCCACTGACGTGCAAAGAACTCAGGATAGAGCGCACGTCCAGCAGCATTATCAAAAAACTTTGAAGCTTCACTTGCCCAAATGCCAGCCTCTGGATTCGAACGAGTGATAATCCCTGCTTCCCTCAACTGACGACCGAAAGCATCGAGCTTGCTGTCTTCAGGACTTGGATCAAGTGTCTCTAGATAGCGACCAAATGTTGCACCAACTGCAAGTGCTTCACGGTGCAACTGTACTGCACGAGACTCATTCTTCAAAGCGTTGTGCAGTTCAGACGCTGACAATTTATCTGCCATTTCAATCTCCTAATTTCTAGTGAATTACAATTCAACCACAACAGCAGTGGTTGTAGTGGCATCAACGATACGACCACGAGCGACAACAAGTTCAGTCGCCGTACCAGAGGCTGCAATACGAATGTAGCCTTCGGCAGCAACCAAGAGGTCACCAACAATCTTGGCTCCAGCAGTCAACGTAGCACTTGTGCCACCAGGTAGCGTCATAAAGCCCTTCGTCTGGACTACACAAAACCCATTGGGTTCGACCTTGATGAGTTTGCCTTCAACCTGTTCGCCATCACCAACAAGGCTAACAGCCCCATCGGTTTCAAGAGTAACAGCTAGGCCAACTTGAGCAGCACCACCATCAAGGGTGGCATCATACACGATGGTATCATCGTGTGGGTAGGTGATGGCTTCATAACCAATCCCTGTAAAACTTACAGCTTCACGAACGTCAGTCATTTCTTATTCCCCCTAGTTAGTTATTGCTTGCAGCAATTTGATACCAGTCCGTACCATCAGAAAGTAATGTTGCACTATCATTTGCACCCAAGGCAATGTTTCCTGCACTGATCAATGTACCAGTTTCAGTAAACGTTATGGTATTTGTTGAAACATTCGTCAGAATCAAAATCGTACCAGCGGGTTTGACTGCGATATTAGCCCCACTTGTACCTACCCCAGGATATGCCGCAGTGATACGTTGATTTGTTCCTGTGGCGGTTAGATATCCATTGTTAGTAATTGCAATCGCTGTGCGTGGAGCAGTGCGATAGAAATTCGTAATGCGAAGATTCGCAAAACCAGTCACACCACCTTGAGCTTGCACTGCGTTCTGCACAGGCATGGAATAAACCAGTGCGATAAACAGTAAAGCGGCAATCATCACCGAACTTGTAATGAACTTCAATGCTCGAATCATCTTCAACTCCCCTTATTGATATGCTTCGTCAGGAACCAAGTCTTTAGCCTTAACCTTTTCGGTTTTAGCTTCAGTCTCTTCTGCACTACGTCGCCCTACTGGAAATTGCAAATTGGCTTCATCTCGCCACTGATCTCGCAACCGAGCAATCGTAGCGATAGGTGCATTCTCCAACAGTCCTACATACATTTCCTTGTCAAAGGAATTTCCCTTAGAGCGAATCCCCTCTCGCAAGGCTTCCTCCATCAAGTTTGCACGATAACGAACGCCATCAGCAGCCTTCTCTTCAAGCTCTGGCAAACGAGATACCAAGGTTTGGACTGCTTCTACAATCTGCTCGTCACGAACCTCTTCTCCCTCTTCAACTTGAATAAGCTCTTTACCAACCAAAACTTCTCGTAACTTCTCTACATACTTTTCTTCCATCATCTTTTCCTTTTTGGGTTCAAGGTCAGTATTTGCCGACGCAAAACTCCGTGGGTGTGGCAAATGTATTCGATAACGACTTTCCAAAAGCTCCACTTGTTCTACGGTTAACTCTCCGCTTTTCGCTGCACGTTGTGCTTTGATGAGCATTGCCTGTGGCGTTGACCCATCAAAGACGCCAGAAACTTCGCTCAGTCTTGCGTCTTCAATTGTGAAGGTAGCGACTTTAGAAGTCAATACGTTATTTTCTTTGGTTTCATAGGCAAGGCCAGGATAGTGGTTGCAGTCAAAGAAATCTCGACCACATACATCACAAATCATCCTACCGCCACCAAAACCAACGCTCACATCACGCACCAAACCATTCTTCATGCGGAAGACCAGGTCATCAGTTTCTGGGTTACCTGTTGCTGTATAGAAGTCTGACACCACTCGCTTACGTGTGCCATCATCTTCAACAGTACCAGTCAAAGAATAGCCAATAGGAAGTTCATGCCAACTATGACCCCGCAGGAAAGCTACGCCCTTACTGGCATCCTCAGCATAGTTACGCAGTGTCGAATCAGACATGCGAGTGTAATGAGAATCCAAAAGGTTGTTGCTGATCTCTGCCCGAAAGAAGTAGGGTGGATACTGCTCCATTGCCCCTTCATCCATGAAGCCAGCAGCACGCACCAGTTCACTTAAAGTAGGCGCATTGCTGGCAGATACCATTTCGACTCGTGCTAGATGACGAATAGTCATCTCCTGTTCATCTTTCATATCAACGCCTTTCTAGGGCAGAATTACCTTACGACTGTCCGTTTGAAAAACTCGTCTATTATCAAAAGGGAACTCGTGTTTTAGAATAATAAATTCTTTGCCACCACAGTAAACACAGCCCTGATTTGTATCTTTTGGTGCAACAATAGCACCACATGAAACACATTGCACCCTGGTTAACCTCTTAAGGTGAAGTTTTGATTCCACTCGCACCATTTGTATTATCTCCTATCACATCGTTCAAAGACATAAAATCTGGAGAGTTATGCAGCCAGCGTATTAATGGTCTTTCAGCATTGTTTTGGTCTGGACGATTTGTAACTTCGTTGCCAGCGTTGTTGTCTTCAACCAAAGCAACTGCCCCCTGCTGTGTCCTTGGTTCAGGAACATCTGCATTATGACCAACAGCGTTATTGCTAGCTTCATCCTGACTGGTATAGCCAGCTTCAAACTCTGCCCTGCTGTTCTGAATACGCAAGGTGCGAGTCTGTTCATCACGGAACATCTCAGCAGCACGCAATTCAGCAAAGCGGAACTCAACCCTAGCTTGCATCCCTTGAGCTTGCAAACTTGTCTCCAAGATAGATTCTAAAAGATTCTCACAGTGGTGTTGTAGACTCTTGACACCAGCAGAATGTATCTCCCAACGTCGATTTGAATCCGATTCACTGGTATTGTCACCAGTCCCCATCACTAGAGCATTAGTTTTCAAAGCTCTAGTAACCATCTTTTCTAAACGCTCAATGATTCTATCAATAGCACCAATGCTATCTGAGTCTACCGTACCAACAGGAACACCAATTTCAAACATATCAGTATGGATAAAAGCATCATCTGGTTCCAAAGCAGCATAGGTGTTTTTAATCTGCTGAATTGCTGCCGCTATATACTGCGCCAAAGATGAATAGCCTTGATTGTCAAAGGTATAATTATCCATCGCTAAATCTAGATTCAACTTGATATCTAAGCGACGATAACCCTGCTGCATAACAACCCGCTTCACGTCATGCAGTAAACTTACAATGAAAATAGCAGAGAACAGGGCAGGAGCAACGAGTGACCGTCCGTAAGGAGAAGCTGGAGCAGGATCAACAGGTAGGTATTTGAAAGTGGGTATATCTAGAGGAACAAAATCGCTGCTCTGCACCTGTCCTGGTTGCCAAATCTGACCTCTAATACTGTCCTCAATCTTTCTGAAGCGAACAGAATAGGGGTCTGGTGTTGCTAAATCTACCGCCAAACCTCCAGGTGCAAGAACAAGTTCTGCACAGAATGCACCACGGAGATAAGCACCCATAAACAAACGCCCAATGACAACATCGAGCGAACCATATAAACGCCGAAGCTCATACAAGAAACCATCTATGTACTCTTTGGCTGTCTCATCAATCACATCTTCCGAACCCAACTGGTAGACCTTGATTTCATAACCTGGGTTACACAAGCGTTGAAAGTCCCAAATAGCCTTGCTGATCTCTGGCGAAAGGTCAGCCATCATATCAACAAGTTCTTTGACTGTATAAGTCCCAATATTGTCTGTGTCTAAATCCTGTAAAGACCAAAGAGATTCATAATCAGGGGGTGGTGTAACAACCAAAGCTCCCCCAAAACCACTGCCAGCCCCAGATGAATCAGTAGAAGTTCGACCAGAATTTGTAATCGGTTCAAGCGGTCGCTCATTTTGATTTGTGACACGAGTGGACTCCTTATAGGGAGAAAACACAGCCCGTAAATATTCTAAGAAACCCATTACAACCCCCATCCTTTTCCACCAGTAACAGCCAGAACTGCACCCTTGCCTATATCGGCAATTTGTTTCCTGCCAGTCTGCGCTAAAGCGAAACTATCTGCTCTATCATCATGTCTGCCTTGTGGAGCAGACAGGGTTGCACTCTCAATGCTGGCTAATTGGTCATGAGTAGAACGACTATGAATCACTTTCTTACTTCCCACCTCTGGATTGTCCACGTTTGCAGAGGTACGTATAAATTCTGTACAGTTTGTGTACAAGATTGTCTTACCTAAAGTGCTACTTAGCCAACCCTTTTTCATGGCTTTGCGCTTTGCTCTGTTCTTACGATCCCGCTTATGTGTTTCGGCATCATGACCTAACAACAAGCGAGTACGTCTTGCATGTTCTTCAAGCCATTGAATCACAGAATGACCGTGATTGTTACGTTCTACCAAAGCGGGTGCGTAGTTGTAATAAGCACTCACCATAGCGATGTAACTTGAAAACACTGCTGGTTCAAACTTCCCCGCTAAAAGAGCTTGCTCTTCCCCACTTTCCATATCGACAACAGTCAAAGAACTATCATCGCTGTTTACGTTTCCTTCAGCAGGGTCTGCACCCATAACATATCTTGCACCAGGTATGGGTGCTTTGTAAATATCCAATCCTGGGATAGAAGGACTTCCCTTCGGTAAAATACTTGCCATAGGTTCAAAACACATGCCCAACCACATAGGTGGAATGCGCTTATCCAAGGTTTTTTCAGACAAAGCCTCTACATCTGTCGCAGGATATTGTTCGTACAAGTCATCTAAAGCCCCTGTCCTACTCAGAATATCTTTACGTTGACGCTCATACCAGTCGGCATCTCGATGAGGATTCACATGCCAAGGTAGGAAAACAGGAACCCAACCGTTCTCGCCATTCACAGCACCCCGATAAATAGCTTTAAATTCAGACTCTGGTTCGCTTTTATTGACACGAGAAAGCAAAACCATCTTCCCACCATTGTCGATTGTTGGCTTTACAGCACCCATTAGCATGTTCAAGTCGGGCGATAGGTCGGCCTCATCCACGATTGCCAAAGTTGAAACGTAAGAGTCGCCAGCACTGGTAGGAAAGGCACGAACAGCACTCTTCGTGCTTAAAGCCCATTCCCTGCCACTATTGACAACGGAAGTGTGACCTGTCTTCATCCAAGCAGGTAACTCATTGAACATACCACGCAAACGATCCTGCCCAATTAGGTATAAAGCTTCGGTTTCACGACGTGAAAAGATAGAAACAGCAGCGATAGGGCGAAACATAACTTGCCAGAGTGCATAACTGAGCGTCAACCAACTGATACCCAACTGTCTTGCCTTTAAAATCACGGTCAATTGGTTACCATGAATGGTGTGTAGAAGCTCTCTCTGCTCCTTCCAAAGGCGAAAGGGTATCCATTCTGAGCTAATAGAGTCATAAATTTTGCAGTAGTTATGGATGAAATGAACGTAATTATCTACGCAGATACCTAGTTGTTCTGCACGTTCTTCATTAATTTCACCTGGTGCTAGGCTTCGTCTGATTCGACCCATTCATAATCCTTGATATCAACTGTTTCTGGTTCGTCACCAGGCAAGGCAACGATAGACTCTTTACCTTTACGCATAGATTCGATGAGAGAGGCAGCATCTCTGATAGTTCCACCAACCTCATGCTCCACGGTACTCCTCTCCGTGTAACCACGCTCCTTACCAAGAGTGCGAAGACCGAATGTAATAGCAGTAACATTGCCGTTTTCAATCTGCTCAAACAGCTTCTCTTCCATCACATCGACTTTTTGTTCACGGATATCTTGTAGCACCTTTTCTAAAGAGGGTGAATACGCAATCTTACGCTTCAAAACAGAACGCTCAATGCCCAAGTCTTCAGCAGCCCTGGACAAACTGCCATTGTTGATACGTAGGGCAATCTCAATCGTTTCTAATGTGTGTTCAATCACTTCGGATTTACGCAACTCAATCTTACGAGCCAGTCTGACTGATGTTGTCTCTTCGCTCAAATCCAACAACGATCTCCTACTCTTGATTTTAACCTTTCCAAATTGATCACGTCGCATTATAAAACCCTATTCAGTAAATCCCTGCCAAACTTAACCTTATTCACGTATTCGATGGTAATGGCAGGGGCTTGAACACCACTGATTACGTTGCCTATGCCAAAATTATAAGACACAAGTGCTTTATCTAAATTCCTATTGAAGTAATTCAAAAGATATGCCAGGTACATTGCAGCTACCCTGGTGTTATCCAACACGCTAAATTTATTTGTTGCACCGATCTTAGGTGCAAAATCGCTCCATGTTGCATCACCAATCTGGAATAAACCACCACCTGGAGTGTAAGGATCGAAAGAACTCTCAGCCATTGCCATGGAAGCTAACAACTTCCAGTCTAAACTATACTCAATGGCAACTTTCTTAATCGCTTCTAAAACTTCATCTTTGGAAATGGGTTTAGGTTGCTCTTCTTCCAAATGCAAATAGGGTAACGGGCCTATAAATCCTCCGAAGCCATCTGCTCGATTGTAAGGGTTCACACGCATCCCAAAATGCAGATGAGTGCCACTGGAATTTCCTGAGTTGCCACTCAAAGCAATCACAGAACCCTTCGTTACCCTATCGTCTATCGAAACGTAGCTCTTTTCTAGGTGTGCATAAAGAGATTCACCCCAAATATGCTGGATTTTAACGTAAAGACCGTAGCCATTTGGGTCAGAAGCAACCTCAATTACCTTCCCCGAATCAACGGCAAGTACATCCGTACCAGTAGGTACACCAAAATCAATACCATTATGACCTCTAAGGGGAATTCCTTCATAGTAGAACTCCTTGTATCTATCCTCATTCTCACCAAAATACTGCGTAATGAGGTTCTTAATAGGCATTTTGAGTGGGTTTACAATCTTAATCGGTGTTACAAATGCCCCCGTTTTAACTCTTTGATAGATAATACAAGTGCTGGTATGTTCACCTGGATTAAATCCACCACCTAAATCAGCACCCATCCCAATACCAGTGACTCTATCGGAATAAAAATAGCTATCAGCAACGTGAACATTGTAATCGTTGCGTGAAGCAGACATAGGATAATTCGCTGAGAACTGTTCCCCAGGTTTAGCTTCGCTCACCACTGTGGTTACGCCAGAAGACCAGGTAACTCTAATCTTCACACCCACTAAACGCTTGCCAAACTCATCTAGAGTGTC